ACCTCATCATCGGTGAAGGCTATTTTTAACGTCATACATTACCCATAACTGTCTTTGTTGCCGATCAGTTAAGCACGTTTTCTTGGTGAATGGAAAGCTATTTTATGGCGAGGCTTGGTATACCAACTTATCCTCAGTCGGTAGCAATGTCATCAATACGCTAGGGCCTAACATCCGCCAGTTGTTTGTTGATGCACGCGGTCCCATTGCCGAGTGGGGCAAGCATGTTGATGTGGCGGTCAAAAAGTTCAAAGCCGACTGGGATAAAACGGGCAATCTGGGTGATGCGCTCAAGCTGTCGCTCAAGTCGTTTTTCCCAACGCTCTATGGATTCCTCTCAGGTATTGGCGACTTCGGGCGTGGCTACGGTAAGGCGTTTGTTATGCCGATGCTGGATAGCCTCAAAGCGGGTTATGCACGCATAGCGGATGCAATGGGCGGTGGTGATGGTATCGAAGCCAAGGGGCGTGCGTTGGGTGAGATGATGCGCCCGATGACGGCGATCATCGACGAAGTGACCAAAGCCATTGCGTTCCTGATCGAAAATTTCAAGTTTATGTCGAATGCGCTGGAAATCAGCCCGTTGAAACTGTTTGTTGAATCCCTGACGTATGTGCGCAGTGCGCTGGATGTGGTGGGTGATGGGCTGAAATGGTTAGGGCAAGCGCTGGGCTTGATCGACCCGAACAGCACCGCGAGCGGCTTTACCGTGCTGCTCGGCACGCTTGCCGCACTTGCCGCCGCTGCCTTCGCCAACAAAATTGCGCTGGGTGCAATGGGGGCTGTATTCAATGTTTTCAAATTCGCGCTGGGGCCGATTGCCCCGCTGATCAGTGTCCTGAAGTTCGCACTGCTGGCGCTGGGCAACCCCATCCGCTCCGCCGTGGCAGTGTGGGGGGTGCTAACACGCGGGCTGATGCTGGTGCGGATTGCCTTCGCCCTGCTTCGAGTCGCCATCCTTGCCAACCCCATCGGGCTGGCGGTGGCTGCCGTCGCCGTTGCTGCCCTGCTGATCTACCGCTATTGGGGGCCGATAAGCACCTTTTTCAAAAATATGTGGAGCAAGGTCACGGCATCATTCTCGCAATTCCGCGCCAGCCTGTCGGGTTTGAGCTGGGGTCAGGTTGTGGTCAAGATCATCACGGCATTCGCCAGCTTGCCCGGAAAACTCCTAAAAATGGGTGTTGAGGCTATCGCCAAGCTTGCCATCGGCATCATGACCGCAATGGGGATACCAGAAGGCCGCGCCCGGTCGGTGGTGGTTTCCATCGTAGCGGCGCTGGCAAACTTGCCCAGTAAGATGCTTGAAATGGGTAAAAATGCCATGCAAGGTCTGGCGGACGGCATCGTCAGTGCGGGCAAGCGGGCGTTGGAGGCTGCAAAACAGATTGCCAGCGACATCGGCGGCGCAGTCAAAGGCTTTTTCAACATCAACAGCCCGTCACGGTTGATGATGGGTTACGGCGGCAATATCTCGACAGGTTTGGCGTTGGGCATCAGTGCAGACGGTAAGCAGGCGATTGCCAATGCCAAAGCGGTAGCGGATGGCGTGAGTAAGCAGCTCAAGCCGCTGCAAACCAATACTGTGGTGTCATTTGCTGAATCAAAGCAGCGTTTGCGCCCCGTGCCACCCGCGTTGCCAGTGATGACGGCATTGCCTGCACTCCCCACAGTAACCCCGTTGCGCCCTATTTCGCGGCTAACACAGCCTAAGCCGCAACCTCAGCAAGCATCTGCCCTACCCCCGCGTGAATCGCTGGTGTCTGCCCTCACCAAACACCGCCACGACATCGCCGCCAGTGGCGAAACTAAACACAACGTGGGTGGTGAAATCCGCGTGCGGATAGAATCCCCCGCTGGCATGAATACCTCGGCAAAGGTAAGCAAGCCAGCGGGCAGCAAGGTCGGGATTACTGCCAACGTTGGGAGGGTCTCATGGTAATGCCCGGCTGGGAAAAACGCCTGAAACCCGCCTCATTCCGTGGTGTACCGTTTGGCACAACCGACTACAGCACGGATGGTGGGCGGCGTGTCGCATTGCACGAATACCCATTCCGCGATGACAACTATCCCGAAGACATGGGCTTGTCATCCGATAGCTACCAAATCGCGGCGTTTGTGATCGGCGACGATCACGATCATAAAGCGGATGCGCTGGAAGCAGCACTACGCAAGCACGGCGCGGGTGAGCTGATCCACCAACGGCACGGCACGCTTAACGTCCAGATTCAAACCTACCAGCGCTCGGAAACCACCACTGCTGGCGGCATGACCAAATTCAGCATTACGGCGGTCAACGCGGGGAAACCCCGCTACCCCACCGCGAGCCGCAACAGCCAAGCCGACACGCTGGCGATGGTGGATAGCCTGCGTAATCTCACGCTTTCGCAAGCGTTGGCGACTGCTGCCACGTTACTCGACACTTACTCTGATACCAGCCTGTTGACCGCGCAAGTGACCGCAGCGGCGCAACAGGTAGCAACCTCTTGGTTGGGACAAGCCACATCCTCCTTAGCGGCTGCCTCTTCTGGCAGCACCCATACTGTTAACACTACTGGCGTTTCTGGTGGTGGGGTGCTTGCCAGCTTTTCTTCGGTGTTGGGCGCGGTCAAACTGCTACCCGCCGCGCTACTCGACACATCCAGCGGTGGATGGTTACAACAAGCGGCAACGCTGGACGCTGGTGCGGTGCAGCGTGATTACCCGCAAGCCCTCAAAACGGCAGTGGAATGGTTGCAAGCCATCCCCGCCACGGGTAACACCCCCGCGAGTTTGTACCTGTTACCCGCTGCAATGGCGGTGGAGATGGCAACGCAAACCGCAGCGGCGACGGCATTGCTACCCCACGAATCCTACGGCGCGGCAATGACGGCAAAGAGCCAAGCCCACGCTTTGCTGGATGCGCTCACCCCTGCCCTGAAGGTCATCAGCCCCACGGGTGTGGTGGATGGCAACCACTACGAGAGTTTGCGCGAATTGCGCGTATTGGTGGGGGATGCTATCCAGCAACAAGCACTCACCTTGCCCGAAATCGCCTACAGCGAGGTAGCCCGCGATATGCCTGCACTGGTGATCAGTCACAAGCTGGATAGCAAAGCCAATACCACGCCCAACCTGATTCAGCGTAACGGCATCCCTCATCCGCTGTTTTGCGCTGGCACATTGGAGTATTTGCGTGGCTGACATCGTATTGCTGACCGCTGGCGGCGAGTATTCGGGGTGGGAATCCATGCGGGTGAGTTTGGCACTCGACCAAATGTCGGGCGCGTTTGACCTTGATGTATCCGGCGACAATGCGATGGAGCTAGTCAAGCACCCGCTCCGTAAGGGCATGGAGTGCAAGGTGCAGTTGCGCGGGCAAACCGTGATTACCGGATACCTCAACAAACGCCGTGCCAATTACGACAAATCCAGCCACAAACTGAGCTTTTCTGGGCGTGACGTGACCTGTGATTTGATCGACTGTTCCGCGATTGTTCCAAACCAAGAGTTGCACAATGTCACGCTGGCAGATGCGGCTCGGCAGTTGCTTGCGCCATTTCCCGCTATCCGCTTAGATTGCCCGTCACCGGGTGCGTCGTTCCCGAAATTCACCATCAATGACGGTGACTCGATTTTCAGCGTACTTGAATCCCACGCGAAACAGCGCGGCTTGATGATTTACACCGTGGGCGATGGGGTGTTGCACATCCGCAAACCCATGGTGAGCCATACAGGATTGACCTTGACTGAGGGCGACAACCTGTTGAGCGCCAACGCAGAAGAATCGGACGATGAACAGTTTGCTGAGTACATCGTCAAAGCGCAAAAGAGCGACGACGGCAAGCACCAAGCCGAGCAACGTTACACCGACAGCAGCGTGCGCAAAGGTCGGGTGCGCGTGATCACGGCAGAACAGCCCGACGACGGCACGGAAATCAAGAACCGTGCGGAATGGGAGGCGAAGCTACGCCAAGCGCGAAGCGTTACCGCTAACGCCACGGTGCAGGGTTGGGAATCGTCAACGGGTAAGCTGTGGCGACTGGGTGACGGCATCAAGCTGCACTCCCCTGCTTTGGGCTTATTGAATCGCGCCATGATCGTCAACAGCATCAACTACAACGTGAGCAATGACGCAGGCACGACCACTGAGTTGGGTCTGGTATTGCCGGAGGTGTATGTGTATGGCTAATCCAGCGCAGGCTATCAAGTCGTTGGTCAGTTACGGCAAACTGCTGTTGACGTATGCAGGCAAGCCGCAACAGGTGCAAGTTGAAGGCAATGTTGGCACGGTGCGGGATAAGGTTCACCATGCCCAACCCTATGGCTTTAGTTCGCGCCCTCTCGCGGGTGCGGAGTGTGTCACACTCAATATGGGCGGCAACGCGGCACAAGCGCTGTGCATCCTGATTGCCGACCGCCGCTATGTGCTGGAGCTGGCGGAAGGCGAAGCCGCGTTGCACGATGACCAAGGTCAAGCGGTGCATTTGACCCGTGACGGCATCGTGATTAAATCCGACAAGAAAGTGACGATTGACAGCCCAGAGGTGGAAATGTCGGGCAAAATCAACCTGACGGGTGTGATCAAAATCAACGGCATCACCCAGATGGGCAACTAAGCGGCGTTTTTGTATTGCGCCCCGACAAAATCACCAGTATCGAACCCTACCCCGCGCATAGCTGACAATGGGCGCATGAGCGCAACCAAGCCAATTATTCCTACATTAACCGAAATCCGCGAACGCATGTTGGCGGACGTAGCCTATTACCTGCCCGGTAGTGGGAATCGCCCGTATAAATCGGTGTTGACGGTATTGGTCACGGTGGTGGCGGCGGCGGTGTGGTCGTTGTACCTGTTTGCGGATTGGATATTGCGCCAGATTGACCCGCTTACCGCGTCTGAGGCGTGGTTAGTGATTTGGGGTGCACGGTTAGGTGTGCCACGTAAACCTGCCACCGTCGCCAGCGGTACGGTGACATTCAGCGGGTCGGGTGAAATCCCCGCTGGAACGCTGGTACAATCCAGTGATCAACGGCGTTACAGCACAATCGCTGCTGTGCCAGCGGGTCAAGCGGTGGGAATTGCTGCCCTAGTCGCTGGTTACGCCAGCAATATCCCCGTGACCACTACCCTATCCTTAGTCAACCCTGTTGCGGGCATCGCGCTGGAAGCCAGTGCCACTGCCATTACGGGCGGACTGGATGCGGAATCTCTGCCGGATTGGGCGCAACGTATCGCCGCACGCCTTGCACAAATGCAGCAAATCGGCGATGCAGACGATTACACCCAGTGGGCGAAACAGTCACACACGGCGATTGTTGATGCGTGGGTTTACGGCAATACCCCGCACCTTGGCGACATCACGATTTACTGTTTGCTGGCGAGTGGCGTTGACCCAGCGTTAGTGTTGCCGGAAGCCTCCACGGCGCTCGACCGTATCCGTAATGTTGGGTGTAACCTGATTTTACGCACACCGGACGTATTGCCCGTTACCGTGCGCATTGCTGGAATCAGTGGCGATGGCACGGGGATGGCGGTGCGTGAGTTGATCACGGCTGACATCCAGTCCTTGATTGTCGCCAAGCGCAGCCGCAACGCTTACCTTTACCCCGAAGAGATTGAGCGCATTATCGTGAGCCGCTACGGTGGCACGGATTATGTGTTGCTTGCCCCAGTGCGCCGCATTGCCGCGACGGGTGATCAAATCATGAGTCTGGCGGAGGTTATCTATGAGTAACCTTTGCGAGATCACCCAGCCGCATTACCTGCGGGCATTGCTGCAACTGTTGCCCACGGGCTATGCGTGGGAATGGGATGACAACAGCGCGGGGCGGCGGGTGTTGGCGGTTTTCGCCAGTGAGTTGCACCGGGTGCATGAGCTGCTGTGTGGGATTGGGCGGTATAACGTGGAGCGGTTTGCGGTGGGGGTGACGGGTTGGTCAGCACCCGACTACGAACGCCTGCTCCTCTCAAAATTTGGCATCACTGCTACTGTCACTGACAACGAATTCAAGCACGCTGAATGCGGCGCAGGTGTTGGCGCATCACTCTACAGCAATCGCTACAGCT